ATTACGAAGTAGTCCTTCCTTTCGTGGCTCTCTCTGAACAAGCACAAGCTCAGAAGTTCAGTAATACTCTCCAAGAGAACGTTGCTCAACACGCTCGTACAGCCACAGGAATGGGACATGACTTCGATATGATTCCTCCTTCTAATCAGGTTAGACCTAACCAAGCAGCAGGACCCCAACAGTGATTATAGATTGGACCAAACATCTAGATACTGACGAACAAAAAGAACGCTTTCGTAAGCAAGTTCACAGCTCTAAACCCGTTTTAGATCGCTTAGGTGAATTGTTGATCGAAAGAGAAACTATCCTAGACCGTTCCGAAACTGACCCCAGAAGTTTCGAGAACCCTAATTGGGCATATGTTCAGGCTTATAAGAATGGATATCGCGCAGCACTAGGAGCAGTTTACAAAGTAATAAATCTGGACCAACAGAAAGTAGAACAATGACCCAAGATAGTTTGCTCTCGGAAGACAATATCGAGAAGAACACCCCTTCCAATTTTCTAGAATCCCTCGTCGGAGATAATAAGAAATTTAAATCTCCCGAAGAGTTGGCTAAAGGAAAATGGGAAGCCGACAAGTACATCGAATTCAAAAACAAAGAGTTTGATGAACTGAAGTCGGATTATCTCCAACTCCGTAAGGAATTGGACTCACGGGCTAGCGTTGAAGATTTGATTGACCGAATGTCTAAATCTCAACAGACTCAAGACGGCATACCAAACCCTAATGCAAATACCGAGAAGCCCTCAATCGACTCCGCACAAATTGAATCTCTGGTTGACTCTAAACTCGCACAGCGAGAGACCCAGCGTCAATACGAACAGAACTTCAAAATGGTAAGAGATAAACTTCAAGAAGTGTATGGCAATAATTGGCAGACACCCTTGAAGGAACACATGGATCGTTTGAACTTGGATCCTCAATTCGTCGATACGATGGCACGTCAACACCCCACTGCGTTCATTCGCACCTTCGGTCTTGATAATCCACGTAGCAATGAAAGTTTTCAAGCTCCCCCCTCTTCAGAACAGAATACCGGTTTCGGTAAGGATCGAACTAAACGTTCGTGGGCTTACTATCAAGAAATCAAGAAAGCTGATCCGAAGAAGTATTACGATTCTCAAACGCAACTTCAATTAATGAGAGACGCCGAAGCCCTTGGAGATGACTTCAAGGACGGTGACTTTCATCGTTATAATTAAGGAAACTTAACTCATGGCTTCTGGTTTTACCACTAAAACCAACGAGCATCTAATTAGAACTGATATCTGGTCTCGCCAGATTAAAGAACTTCTATTGGATGATCTCATGGGCATGCGTTTCGTGCGTACGATTACGGACTTCCCCGACGGTACTACTCTACATATCCCGTCACTTGGTGAAGCAGAAACCTCTGACTTCTCTGAAGGCCAGGCAATCAAGTACAACAAGATGGATACAGGTCAGTTTACCTTCACCATCACACAGTACAAGTATTCTGCCAACGCCATCTCGGAAAAGTTTAAGCGTGACAGCTTCTACTCATCTGAAGTTATTTCAGCATTTCTTCCCCGACAGCATCGTGCTCTCATGGAAGTTATCGAGTCTCGTATCTTCAACCGCGCTAACGCAGGTCAAACCGCTTCGTCTCTAAACGTCATCAACTCGGCAAATCACCGATGGGTTGGCTCTGGGACGAGCAATACTATCGCGCTCAAAGATTTCGCAATGGCTTGGTACGCCCTCAAAAAGGCTAACGTGCCCATGCGCAATCTGACAGCAGTCGTCGATCCTTCTGTTGCATATCAACTGAAGACCCAAACCAACCTCGTTAACCTTTTGTCTCCGAACCCACAGTGGTCGCAGGCGGTTAATCAGGATTTGGTCTCTGGTATTCAGTTCCAATTCAACATCTACGGCTTCGACGTGTATGTGTCTAACTATCTTGCCGATGGCATCGCTGAAACCGTTAACTCGGTTACAGTTGCTAACGGTGTGGCGAACTGCTTCTTTGCAGCGGTGCCTGGCGACGTGATGCCTCTTATCTTCGCATTCCGTCAACAGCCCACAGTTTACTCGGATTTCAATAAAGATCTCCAGCAAACTGAATACGTCACGTTCATGGAATACGACGCTGCACTTTACCGTCCGGAAAACATGGTCATTGTCCTCACCGACAAGACTGCGGTTTCTTAATAGGAGAATTAACACATGGCTAATACATATTTCGATGGCGATGGTCTTCTCCGTAAATACGGTAATACGAAGACTGTTCCAAACTACGCAGGTGAATACAAGCTATACGGCGATCTTCGAGAAGTCGAAGTCCGTATTGACTTGACCCTGCTCAGCGCTACAGCTCTCATCGTTTCCGATCAGGTCTTCTTCCCGAAGTCCGTTCGTATCGAAGAGGTTGTTCTTGATGTCCAAACTGCTGTTACAGGCTCTTCCACGCTCAGTGTCGGTCTGATCCAGTCGGATCGTTCGTCCGTCATTGATGCTACGGCATTCCTTAACGCAGAGACACAAACCAACATGGCAACCGTCGGTAAGAAAATTACCTACGATTCCACTACCACTAACCATGGTACTAAGCTCGGCGTGACTAACACAACGGTCGGTTACATTACGGCTACTGGCACGGGTACAGCATTCACTGCTGGCGTCGTGTACGTTCGTATTCGTTACCGTCCTGACACCCAGTAAAGGATTTATGAGGGAG